CAGGAAAGAATAACCTGTTAGAGCATCTTAGCAATTATTCAAAACTTTTTGTACTTCAATCAGCAGAGATGGAAGATGCAGAAAGCGTTATTACCAATGAAGTCATTGGTAATTCTACATCTGTAGAGCAAACTGTCACCTTTATTGATAATGAAGGTGGTGTGTGCGTTGACGCTCCGTCAAGCACAAACAATGTTGCCCTTGTTGATGGTACAGAGGACATCGGTTTAGGAAGTTTTCTTTCTCGACCGACCCTCATTGATACCATTACTTGGACGACATCCAGTGTTATTAGTGTTATTAAAACATTACAACCCTGGTATTCGTTTCTTAACAATACCCAAATTAAGAAGAAGATTGATAACTACGCTTTTTTGCGTGGTAATCTTCATATTAAGGTGGTATTGAATGGAACACCGTTTCAATACGGTATGATGCGGATGTCATATTCGCCGCTTTTAGGTTTTGTAGGAGACAAAATCACGGTGCCATCACCGATAAATCCAATTTTGGTGCCTTATTCGCAACAACCAGGTTTTTATCTGTATCCACAAGCAAATGCTGGTGGTGAAATGAAGTTGCCTTTCTTTTTGCACAAGAATTGGTTGGACATCACTAGTGCTAGTGAAGTTCAGAACATGGGTACACTTAATTTTGTAGTGTATAATCCTTTGCGTACCGCAGTGTCAGGTGGTACAACCTCCGTGACTCTGCGGGTTTATGCTTGGATGTCTGATGTTCAATTGATGGGAGCCACATCTAAATTGGTGTTACAAGCTGATGAATATGGTAAGGGACCTGTTTCTGCACCAGCATCTGCTTTAGCTTCAGTGGCTCAAACACTCACGCATGTGCCCATTATCGGGCGGTTTGCGCGAGCAACCGAAATAGGGGCTTCAGCTATTTCTAAAGTAGCGACCCTTTTTGGTTACACCAATGTTCCAGTTGTTGATAATGTTCATGGCTATCAACCTATGAATGGACCGATGTTGGCAAGCGCCCATATTGGTACTCCAGTTCAGAAGTTAGCCTTGGACCCTAAGCAGGAACTGTCGATTGATCCTAGTCCTCATGGTATAGGTAGTGCTGATGAATTGAGTCTTTCGTATTTAAAAACGAAGGAGTCTTATTTTGCAGCAACTTCATGGTCTACATCTGATGCAGATGGTACACAGTTATGGAATATGAGAGTGAACCCTTTTCAGGCCACTTCCATTGATATTAACGATTCGTTATCTGCTTCTGTGGGTCGTCAGACTTATCATGTACCATTGTCTTATGTAGGATCAATGTTCAAGCATTGGCGTGGTGACATTATAGTGCGTATGAAAGTAGTATGCACTAAATTCCATAAGGGACGTTTGAAAATTTCTTACGATCCTAGAGGAGATATTACTACAAGTGATCCAGCAGAAAATGCTGTTTATACAGAAATTCTGGATATTGGTGAGAGGGATGATGTGGAACTTCGTATTCCATATCATCAAGATTTGCCCTGGTTGAAAATTAATCAGACTTTAACTGATAATTGGAGTCCAGGTAATGCTCTTGCTCCACGCGCAGGTATTGACAATGGTGTCATTACTGTGCGTGTTTTGACTGGTTTAACAGCCCCAGTCGCAGGTTTAATTAATTTGAACTTTTTCGTTCGAGGAGCGGAGAATTTTGAATATGCCAATCCTGCTGGACATATTGGTCCTGATGGCACTAATGTTGTGCCTAGCTTTTTCCAGTTACAAGCTGAGGATCATACAGATGTGGTGTCTTCCCAACTCACCATGGGGACACCAGCTAAAACTGGAGTTGATCGCTATGCGCTCAACTATGGTGAGTGTGTTGGTTCTTTACGCAACATCCTGCATCGTTATACGATAATGGATACAGTTGCGACGGGATCAACAGTTACTGGCTCTGGGTATTTGTTATACAGAAAGTTGTTTAAACGCATGCCTTATACCCCTGGATTTCAGGCTTCTTGGCCTGTTAATGGTGCTAATGTTGTAGCAGCTTCGGGCACTAGCCCGTATGCCTACAACACTATGCATCCTATACCATGGGTATCTGGTATGTTTTTAGGTTATCGAGGTAGCATTAACGTTAACGCAACTGTCCATAGCGATAAGTACGGTTTCGTTGATGATATCAAGGTAGTACGAACAACAGATACTGGTGCAAATACTAGTGATAATCGTTATTTTTCACTTGATGATGTAATTAGTACTTCTGCCACTTTATCATCTAAATCCAACTTCATAGGAAGAAGGACTCAATTTAGAGATGGTGTGGCAGGAGTGGCTATCACTTCTAACAGAACCAATGCCAGTGTGAACTTTAATTTACCAGATTTCAACAATAGGAACTTTTCCTTGGTTGACCCATCATTTTATGTGTTGGGTTCTTCTGTTGATGGTACCGATGAACAAGGTGCTATTCTGGATGTTCAGTTCAGATCAGTTGATAACGCAACTGATAATGGAACGCGCAATGTCACTGTTCAGAGTGCAGTTGGAGC